TACTACGAACAATATGTTTTCTTAAAGCTCTAACCAATTCTTCAATTTTATCAATTACAGCAATTAAACTTTTATCTGTAATGTAATGTTGTTGTTCTTTAAGTTTATCATACTCTTTCAATGATATTTGCACCATTGGCGATAAATCTCTAGCAGATTCATTCTCATAAGTTTTATCGTGTTCGTGTGTAGTTGTATTATCTACTTCTTGCTCTGTGCTATATGTAGCACCATTCTCGTCTGTGTATGTATCGCCTGTGTCTAAATACATTTTAGTCATAATAATCTCCGTTAACTTGTTTATCTCGTTCATCAATACCAGCATCTTTTTTTATTTTACCTTTTAAGTGTGCCGTGTATGGTGCGATTTTTGATTCTGGCCAAACGTGGCCGTCTTTTCTTCTACCTGTCAAGTCAATTTGTGGTTGACCATTCAAAGTTCTTTTTCTTACTTCATTCCAAACATATGAATCGTGCCATTGTTTTTCATTGAAAAGTAAATCTTGTTCGTATGAGTTTCTTAATTCTTTTACAAATCTTTGTGTATGTTTATTAGTTAAATTATAACCTACAAATCCACATTCAGGATAGTAAGGTGGGGCAGGTCTATCTAGGTAACAGATTGTATTGTCTTGTGGTAGTATATCTTTTAATATTATTTCTTCAGTAATTGTTTTCTTAAACATAACATCAGCGTCAACCCAAAATACATAATCATAATTACCCTCTAGCATTAAGTGTGTCTTTGCAAATACTTTATAACTAAATCTAATTGCGTCTTTAAGAAAGTCTAAACCATAAACTATTTCGCTATTATCTGTACCTTTGGTTGTACTAAATTCGTTTCTTGTTTCGTTTCTTTTTATGAAGTCTTTTAAGGTAGGATTTGTGTCGTGTATATCTCTATGGAATATATTTCTATCAGGATTGATTTCAGGTATCCAACCCTCGTGGTAAACATAACAATCAAACGGCCAATTATATGTATTATAAAATCTATGAGCGTAATACTCGTATAGTTTTCTATTAAGACTTGTTACTATTGCTATTTTCATTTCCAACTTTTGCTATATAATAACTATCAACAATATCTGAAACAGGATTACCTGCCTTTGTAGTGTCAAATAGTTTTTTCAAATCAATTTGAGTTTCTTTTTTAAAAAATTCGTACATCATTTCTTTATCGGCATTCCCTTTGCCGGTTGCACCTTTTTTAACAACACTTGGTACAACGGTGCCGTAAGGTATGTTTTCTTCTCGTAATCTGTATTTAAGTATGCCACAGTTCTCGGCAATTTGAAATAGTGCTTGACCTTTTGATCCGTAAGAATAACCTTCAATATAAACTTCCGAAAAACTTTGTAGAGGTCTAATAATGTCCATTGCAAAATCAGCAATATTTGTAAATCTTTCAATTGGGTCTGTCCATTCTTTATGTTCATATCCTATAATATTATCACTTATCTTACCAATATACTTCTTCTTGTTTGTTAGATAGAAAAAATTTAACGATCCGTTATCTATTAAACAGATAGCAGGACTAGTTAAACTATAATCAATTCCAACTATCGTGTTCTGCTTCATCTGGAATATATGTTTCAGTTTCTTCGTCATTCTCTACTTCAAATCCACAAAACGGACAAGTAAAAGGTGTCATATCTGTTTTGTCTTCGTCCCAGGTAACACTATATTTTGTCTGACAGTTAGTACAGTTCTTTTCTGATTTAATCATAATAGTTTGTCTTTATAAAGTCGTGGTAACTCATTTGTTTTTCTGCTTCTCTATTCCACATTTCTTTATTATCATTTAGTTTATCTATATAGGGTTTTAATATTTCTAATATTTCTTCTTTTGTTTTATGAGTAGTATATACTGAATTAACTAAATCATCTGGTGCCCAATTACAACCAGCTGCTATAAAGTGTAATCCACTATTACCTTTTCGTTCAATAGGATCAACAGGAAACTCATAATACTTTGCTCTTTGCAATGCTGCCTGTAAATATCCAAGAAACATTTTAGGTTTCATACTTCTTAAACTTTCTTCCCATACTTTATTGTTATTTGCTTTCCAATATGGTGTATCGTTTCTTGTTGACATTGCATAATGTAACCCAACAAATTCTTCAAATCCGTGATAGATTGCCTTACAAGCAAAGGTATGATTATCTCTATCCCATTGTGTAATTTCACCTCTTCTTATATTTCTTGCAAGTGATACTAAAAACTCGTGTACTGAAAACAAACCATTACTTTCTAATGGTTCAATAAACCCAGCAGACAAACCTATTGCAACGACATTCTTTTCAAATAGTCTTTCGTGTATTCCACATCTCATATCAATGTATCTGTATTCTAATGATTCTACATCACCACCCCAAGTTTTCTTTAAATGAGTTTTAAATTCTTTTAAAGCAGTTTCTTTATCAACAAATTTATCACAATGAACATAACCAGTTCCCATTCTACTCCATAGTGGTATATTCCAAGACCAACCGTTTTCTAATGCTGTGCAATTAGTAAAAGGTCTCATTTGTTTTTCTTTATCGGTATACGGCATTCTTGTTGCCCACGCTTTGTTGTTAGGTAAGTTTTGAATAGGTTGAAAAGGTACTTTCAAAGCACCACCTAATAGCATTGATTTCCAACCTGTACAATCAATGTATAAATCTGCCTTATGTTTTTTGTTTAAAGATACAATACCATCTTCATCTTGTTCAATAGTTTCTATATCTTCTAGTATATGTTTAACACCTTTAGGTTTACAATAATGATCTTTTAACCATAATCCAAATTTAGTAGCGTCAAAATGATATGCAGAGTCTTTATCAGTTTCAAAACCAAAAAATTCTTTTGCACCTTTATTTTGATTAACTAGTGCCATAACAGGACAAAAACTATCTCCGTAATCTGAAACTGGTGTTTCTGGTGCATATGCTTTTTTCATCCACCAATCATTATAACCTGTTAAACCATCTTTAGTTACAACTTCACCAAAAGGATAATGAAAAGGTGCCTGATTAGGTTTACCCTCATCTACTCCGTTAAAGTTTGTAAAACCAATACTATACTTAATAATGCCGTCTGTATGTTTTAAAAATTCTTTATCATCTATACCTAAAAACTTTGTCCATTGTTTAACTTTACCTATTGTACTTTCACCAACACCTACTGTTGCAAAGTTAGGTGATTCTAGTAAAGTTATATCTCTATCAGGAAATGCTCTAATTAAAGTTGCAGCCGTCATCCAACCTGCACTTCCGCCACCTACTATTAAAATCTTATCACTTTTCATTATTTACCTTATAGTTTAAATTTCTTAAATTGATCCTTAGTTACATCTTGTTTAATACCACCGATAACATAACTTTCAATTTCTGTTTCTTGTGGTGCATTTTGAGTACCTTTACTATTCAACCAATGGTCTGTCCAAGGTAAAGGATTTGTTTTTGTTTCATAAGCAGGTTTTAATTGTATTGCTCTCATTCTTCTATTTGCTGTGTATTCTACAAATTTATGTAATAGTTTTTCTGATAAACCTATCATAGAACCTTTAGAGAACAAATAAGTTGCCCAATTCTTTTCTTGTTGTACTGCGTCATCATACATTTTGTAAACTACTGATTCTGTTTCTTTAATAATCTTTAAGAAATCTTTATCGTTTTCATAATCTTTCCAGTTGTTAAGTATTCTTTGCGACATTGCCAAGTGTTGACTTTCATCTCTAGCAATAAAAGATATTATCTTTGCTGAACCTTCTAGTTTCTTTAGTTCACCAAATGCAAACGAACAAGCAAATGATACATAGAATCTTAAACCCTCTAGTATATTAACTGATACCATAGCAAGATATAATCTTTTCTTTAGTTCATACAGATCAACTTTCTTATCTATTGTCCACTTGTAACCCATTGCAATTAAATCATCATAAGTTTGAGTTACTGAAGCTGCTCTTTTCTCTATCTTTTCATCTTGTATAATTGTATCAAATACTTCATTAGGTTGTGAGTATAAGTTTTTAATTATGTATGTATAACTTCTACTATGAATTGTTTCCATAAAGTCCCAAGTAATAATAGCACTTTCTAATTCTGGTAAAGATACAAAAGGTAAAAATGCAAGACAAGGTCCTCTACCTTGTACACTATCTAACATAGTTTGATACTTTAAGTTAGATGTAAATATAAACTTTTGTTCTTCTCTTAATTCTAGGTAATCGTTTCTGTCTTTTTGTAAAGACACTTCTTCAGGTCTCCAAAAATAACCTAATTGTTGTTGAGTTAATTTATCAAAAATAGGATACTTCATAGTATCATATCTTTGTACTGCTAAATCGGGACCAAAAAACATTGATTGTTTTGTTGCGTCTAAATTCTTATCTTTATTAAATACTGATTTCATTTATATTGTACACGAGTCACAATTCTCGTCTTCCTCTTTTTGTTCGGGTTGATTTGTTTCATCTATCCAACCAATGCCGTGTACTGGTTCGTCAATATCTTTTTTAGCGTCATAAGTGTTTTGATAGTAAGAAGTCTTCCAACCCAATCTATAAGTTGTCAATAAGTCTTGTGCCATTACTGATACAGGTACTTGATTGTCTTCATAGTTTTCAGGATTGTATGACCAATTACCAGAGATAGCCTGGTCAAAATACTTTTGCATTACTGCAACGATATTTATATATCCTTCGTTTGACTTCATATCCCATAGTAAACTATAATTATTTTTTAGTCTTTTATAGTCAGGTACTATTTGTTTTAAAGGACCTTTTTTACTTTTCTTAACACTTAAATAATCTCTAGGTGGTTCAATGCCGTTTGTAGCATTAGATACCACACTAGAGGATTCTGATGGCATTTGGGCTGTGAGTGTGCTATGTCGTAGCCCATATGTTTTAATTTCTTTCCTTAACCACTCCCAATCGTAGGTCAGATTTCTGGTTACAACCTCATCTACCTCTTTCTTGTAAGTGTCTATGGGAAGAATTCCATCGGAATATTTTGTTCTATCAAAGTATTCACACTTGCCTTTTTCTTGTGCAAGTTCTTTACTTGACTTCAATAGATAATACTGGAATGCTTCTGTTAGTTTATCAACTTGTCTCCACGCAAGTTTCTGATCGTATCTGTATCCTTTTTTAGCAAGATAGTGTGCAAGTCCGATATAACCTATACCTAAACTTCTTCTTGCCTTTGTAGATATTTCAGCAGCGTTTATAGGATACTTTTGATGATCTATTATTTCATCTAACGCCCTAACTGCTAAATCACATAAAGGTTCTAACTCATCTCTTTTGTCAATTAGTCCTACATTAATAGCAGATAAAATACATAATGCAATTTCACCTTCTTGGTCTATGTGTTGTACAGGTTCAGTAGGTAAAGTAATTTCTTGGCATAAGTTTGACATTAAAATTCTATCTTTAAAACTAGAGTGAGTATTACAATGGTCAATATTCATAATATAGATACGACCTGTTTCTGCTCTTTCTTTTAA